TTGCAAACGCCAGANTTCAATGAAGAGGCCACGATACCTATTTTCTATAAAACGGTTCGCGAGTTTGAAGAGCTAAAACCGTATGAAGTTGAGATTGTTTTCATCAATGACGGAAGCAAAGATGCTACGGAGTCGCTTATTAATGCTCTGGCAGTATCCGATCCACTTGTCGTTCCGCTGTCATTCACCCGTAATTTCGGCAAAGAACCAGCCCTGTTTGCCGGACTTGACCATGCAACTGGTGACGCAGTAATTCCGATTGATGTCGATCTGCAAGACCCGATTGAGGTTATCCCTCATCTCATTGAGAAGTGGCAGGCTGGCGCGGATATGGTGCTGGCTAAGCGCTCAGACCGCTCAACTGACGGGCGCATGAAGCGTAAGACAGCCGAATGGTTTTATAAGCTGCATAATAAAATCAGCAATCCGAAAATTGAAGAGAACGTCGGTGATTTCCGGTTAATGAGCCGTGAGGTTGTCGAAAATATTAAATTAATGCCCGAACGCAACTTGTTCATGAAGGGGGTGCTCAGTTGGGTTGGCGGAAAAACGGATGTTGTTAAATATGCCCGCGCTGAACGCGTAGCCGGTGATTCGAAATTTAACGGCTGGAAGTTGTGGAATCTGGCACTGGAAGGGATTACCAGCTTCTCAACCTTCCCTCTTCGCATCTGGACTTACATCGGTTTAGCTGTCGCCGGTGTTGCATTCCTGTATGGTGCCTGGATGATATTCGACACTCTGGCGTTCGGTAACGCCGTGCGGGGGTATCCGTCTCTGTTAGTTTCAATCCTGTTCCTCGGCGGCATCCAACTGATTGGTATCGGTGTACTCGGTGAGTATATCGGAAGGATCTACATTGAAACCAAAGCAAGACCTAAATATATTTTGAGGAGGAATAAATGAATAACAAGTTGACGATGAAGGCAAAATTATTTTTGTCTGTGTTCGTGCTTTTTAGCTTCATATACTGCCTGTCACTTGCTTTAAAAAGTGGAATTACTTCGGATGCAGCGTCTATGTATCTTGAAGCTATCGATATGGCTAATGGAAACTGGCTATTACACGGATGGACACTTTCAACCGTTCCATTTTATTTCACAGAGACATTATGGTATGCCGTTCTTATAAAGATAATTGGTTACCATCAAAGCCCTATGTGGTGGGCGCCGGTTTTAGTTTATACCGTAGTTATTTTAATTGCGTCACTACTTATAGCCGATAAAAATAACAAAGTTATCGGTGTACTTGCGTTACTGATGTGTGTTTCAATGCCATCACCTCTTGCTTCAGGTCTTACGCTTGCCATGTGTATTCACGTCGGATGCTTACTTTCATCCCTGTTGTGTGTTTATTTGGCAAACAAAAAAAACAGCATTTACCTTATTGCTGTGCTGTTTATTTCAAGCCTTGCTATGTATAGCGATCCTATGTATCTATATACTTTTGCTGCGCCTTATTTGGTAGCAACCGGGATTGCTGTATACAACATGAAAAAGTTAGAAAATATAAGACTCATACTTGTAATTATTTTATCCGTTGTTATAGCAAAAGTAATATCCTACATTACAATTTCTAACGGTATACTGGTAACACCAGGAACAGTACCCCCAAAATTTGTTGATTATAATAACATTCTGCATAACTTGGATCTATTTATTCAGGGTATTATCAACTACTTTGATGCTTTTGTCTTTGGGAGGGAAATAGGAGTTGAATCTTCTTTTTATGCAGCAAGGTTTGTTATCATGGTTACATGGTTTGTCTTGCTTGTTATTTCAGTGCAGAAATTATTCAATAAGTCCTTACTTGATAATTATCTAATAATCTCAACTGTGTTATTACCAATTGCTTACATTGCAAGCAATATGGCGGTAGATTTAGCAACCACTAGATATTTAGTATTCTCTTTCATTACAGGATCAATTTTGATTGGTAGGCTTATTAACACCACTTCAATAAAAAATCTATATATCTGTATAGCATTTGCAGTGCTTTTTGTATGTAATTACAGCCCCATCGCATTCCATAAACCTAACGACCAATCCAGTAAATTAGCTGATTATATTTATGATAATAATCTAGGCGACGGTTACGGAACTTTCTGGGTTGCATCATCAGTTACAGTGAGGGGTGATAATAATGTTCGCCCTGTAGCGTATGATGGAGAAAAGGGAGAGGCCTTTCACTGGTTGTCTAAGAATACATGGTATGGGTTTAAATCTCGATATGTTATCTTAAGCAATAGCAATGACATATCTAAAGTAGCGAGACAGTTTGGTGAGGATTATGAAACTGTCAATATTGGTAATGCACATATGGTCATATATAAAGACAAAAGAATCATTTTCTGAAAAATACAGCCCACCGTTTAAGGTGGGCTTACTAACTATGAGGTTATATTAAGTCCCTCTTGCTTATTAGATGCAGCGTTAATATATTGACTTGATGAGTTTCCGGCACATACGTTACCATACGAAACTATGCGATCTCCCTCGATATGAATGCCCTCTTCCTGTGCTGCCGGGAGCGAACCTAGTGGAGTTCCACAGCAGGCATTGCCAGACACAGTTAGTTTGCTGCTTATCCCATAGTCACTCTGGATGCTAATGCCTCTGTTTTTGTTGTCACTGCAGTTGTTGTTAGAAATAGTTCCGAAATGGCATAACTCAACTGATATGCCGTGAGTTCCATTAAAATACGCACTGTTCTCTACAACATTTATGTCATTACACCTAATGAGCACTACTCCAGGCTGATTAAGAACCCTTCCTGCACTTACCCAGTTATTAGATATATCAGGATAAACCACATCCCGCATAATTATTCCTGAAGAATCATTTGAATCAATGTCACAACCCGTTACCTTTTGAACCCCAAACTCTACACCTGGATAGGCACTTTCATCTCTATAATGCAAGAGGCCAGAATCACGGTTGTAATATACAATACAATCCCTGAACCACACAGACGGAAGTCCAATAGTTCTGGCACCTACACCAGCGCTTCGGGCTATGAAACACTTGTGGAATACCACCCATGTTCCAATTGTCCCCTGAGGGTCGACTTTAGGCGTGTTGAGTATATTCTCTCCTCCTAATGAGCCAGAGAATTCACAGGAATCAATAAACCAGTTTGAAACACCATCAAACCATGAGCCAACCCCGCCACGGAATCGACAATCCCGCATATTGCCGTTAGTGGTGAAATACGTATGGAATGCGCGATGCTCGTCTACTGGGTAAACATTAACTCCTTCCCACGAAATTCCGTCAATTCGCCCTTCCCATGTCCCGTTTCTGGAGCAGTGGACAATAAAGTCTGTTACATTTGGCGCTTCAATTTCGCGAATATTGGTTGAATTCCCTCTCACAAGGTAGGTATCAGTAAGGGTAAAGAATGTTGTATAAATATCACCTGCTGGAAAGATAAGCGCCCCCGTAGCCGCAGCTGATAAAATATACGCTTTATTATCAAACGTACTCCCGGCGTTCGGCACAACACCAAATTCAGTAGCATCACCCGGACCCGTGATACGTTTCCACGCATACGTAGAGCCAACCGCAATAGTGCCACCATCGTCCGTTAATCCAGTTTTATCGACGCACTGAAATACGCCAGCACCATAACCCTGATGCTCTGTATGCCAGCCTGTGAGTAGGGCGTAATCGCCTATCTCATTTGAATTATCATCACGCATTTCCTGGAATGATTTGAATTTTAATTCTAGCTTGTTCAANAATACGCCAGCACCATAACCCTGATGCTCTGTATGCCAGCCTGTGAGTAGGGCGTAATCGCCTATCTCATTTGAATTATCATCACGCATTTCCTGGAATGATTTGAATTTTAATTCTAGCTTGTTCAATGTGTCATATACGTTACTGTCTTTATACCCTACTTTTTTAGATCCATCCGGCTCAGCCAGTTCTTGTCGGAGCTGATCTGGGTCATACTTCAATACGTTAGCAATATAATCAACCTGAAAACCATAGGCATCATAGATAGCCATGCTATGACCCTGAACGGTGACAATTTTCACCAGTTGACCGTTGTATACGATTTTACCGGCTGAGTTGATAATTAGCGGCTGAGCAATCTGGACGTGAGATCCATCCTCATTTTCAATGTATACGGGTATCTGGTTAGCAGGATTAACCGGATCGGTATCTATCTTACCAATGTAAATTTTCCCATTAGCAACAGCTTTAAACGAACGGGATTCAGTGAAGATTGGACGAGGGTTAGAAACAACTACGTTGGCAGTGATATCTGTCATTTAATGTGCTCCAGATGCAATGAATCGCCGCAGCGTGGCCACGGTGAATTTTGGGCATAAAAAACCCAGCCAGTGCTGGGTCGTTGCGTTGGTTATCTGTCAGTAGTTATGTACTGAAGGAGGTAATTCTTTATTCTTAAGTCTCATCCATGCGGAAAGATTCGTTGGTCCGTCTGGCTCATTAATATCAACATCTCGTGTGTGATTGATTAAAACATCTCTCGCCATTCCTATAACATACGAGAACTCATGACCGTAGTCGTAGCATCTGCCGGAATAGTTCGATTGAATTTGTTTTAATGCCGGATACAGTTCACGGAATAATGCCTGTGAACGGTTGGCATAATCCCATAACCATACAAGGCTGTTTGCTTCTTTTGCAGAAAGCTCGTTGGTTTTCTTCTCTTGTTTGCCGATGAACTCACCTTCAAGCACTACCCTGTGGATGTACTCTACGGCAAGCGGGATTTGTTCAATTGAAAGTTCATCAATGCTGTCAATACCAAAACGCTGATGAACCATATTGTATGCATCGTCATAGCGAAGTCCTTTCTTTCCTACCAGCATGTTTACTGCATCGCGTAGCGGCGTTCTTTCCTCAACAGTGGTTTTCTTGCCTTTCACATACTCGCCATGTTTGCGAATTGAAGGTAGAACTTCTGCTGTTACCCACTTGCGGAATTTGTGCGGGACCGAACCTTTATTGACAGCATCGCGGCAGCGCAGAACCAATGTATACATACCTGATTCGCTAACAATGCTTAGATTCTGCTCACCACCAAGGGTGTAACTTAAAGTTACTCCCTTTTCATCGTCATCAAGTGCAGTAAGCGCCTTGCGTGAGTTAGTCAAAGCTAAAGCATCACAAACATCTTTAGCTACAAACCACGGCTCACCGCACTTGTTGATGACGCGGATTTCACTGTCGCCGAATTTGAAGATGGTGAAATCGTTTTGTGCCTTTGCTATACTTTTCATGTCAATATTTCCTAAGCCGATTTGTTGATAACGAAGCCCTGACTGTTACCGCAGTTGGGGCTTCAACTTTTTGCTAGATTACCTTTAGAACTATCCCGCCTTAAACTATCCACTAACCGCATTACCATCTCGGTATTTATTGAGCGACCATTTTCTTTCGCTGACTTCTCGATTGCTAACTTAACCTCTAATGGGATGCGCAAAGGGTACTTTGGTGCGTCTGACTTGACTATCATATTACCTCCAATCAATTTGGTATAACCGTTATACCATTGTGATCGCAGTGATGCAATAGTAATATCACCAAAATGCTATGGAGGTGGTATGTCACGCGAAGAGCCGCAAATAAATATCAGGATTTCCAAAGAATTAAAGGCAAAGGTTAAAGCCAGGGCGCAACATAACAAGCGTTCCATGAATGCTGAAATAATACAGATTATCGAAGATGCTGTTTGTGGTAGATCGCTTAATAGCAATGAATTTGCTCAGAAAGAGGCTGACAAATTCAGGGATGCGCTGATTGAAACACTGAAAACCATGTATGGTAAGGATGCAAAATGAATAAAAAACAGTTTATTAAGTCAAAAACATCAAGCAAGGAAGAGCTAGAGAAAGAGCTAAACTCCCTGAAATATGCTCTGTGTCTGGTTTACTCAAGACTGCCAATGGAAGATAAAAACGCTATTTACAATGAAATGATTAGCAGCCTTGATTTTAACGATAGAGACCTAGCATCCCACCTCAACAGCTTCCGCGTCCCTGAGTAATTCTGTTGCGGATTTGCTTCTTGCGGTGGTTTAGGCTGGAGAGCTTGGCTTCTGCTTCCGATATTTGCGCATCCAGATCTTTAAGCTCAAGATCTGAAAGTCGCTGGTCAAGCAGGGTTTGATTCAACTCAATGTTGTTCAGGCGTTCTTCTATGGTCATATTGTTACCTTAGTGGGAGATTAGTATGATTTCTGCTATTTTATCGGTGCTGCTAGCGTCATTATTCATCGGAGTGGTGTTGATCTCCCCGATGCCAATAATATCAATATTATTCATCTTGATGATCGGCTGGTTGTGGCTTAAAAAGGCAAGAAACGATTATTTTTTATCCATAAGAGATAAGCAATTGGAGCTTTTCCGCTTGGGGTACACTGGCTACTTGCCATTCTTAACATACCAAAAAAAGTAATAATCAAGCCGGGTCACTCCGGCTTTTTGATATGTCGCTCGCAGAACTCAACAAGCCTGCTCATTAAGTAGCAGTAAGTCTCGTTGGCTCTTCCTGGTTCAACATCAACCCCGACCCTTGAGCAGATATCGAATGCCATGTGAGCGCACTCATGGGCAATAGTAGATAGTTTGCCATTGAACACGCCTATCACATGCAAAACACCATTCTCGCTGCTCATTGTATGAGACGCTCCGTTGGCATCCGAGTCCTGCACGTCCACGCCAAGTTTTTGATGCAGGCGTTGCCATTCTGGAAAGTCTCTACAAAACACAATTGTACCGCTCTCAAAGAGCGGAACGAGCATCTTTGGTACGTTTCCAATGTTAACTTTTTTCATGGTATCCTGCGCAAAACTAAGGAGGTTGGTGTGAAGAAAAAATTTGTAAACGTTGCAAAGTGCGCAATTTTTATATTTTTTATGACCTTTTACGGATTTAGTGCCGGAGAAGGTTTCGATCGTGATGCCAATGCATTCAGTTTCTTTTGTCTGTCTATAGTGGTCATAATTGTATGGGTGGAATTAAAGCAAACATTGTTTCATGTGCTAGGGAAATAACCATCCATGGCATTTAGTCACTGCTGTGTTGCCTCAGTGGCAAGCAGCGGTCTGATGGCATTTGCGGCGTTATTCAGCGCTCTTTCATAAGCTGGCGTTCCAGCTTTAGTGTTTGCCAGACGTAAGAGCGCATTCCTAGCCATAGGGCTTTCATAAACCCTCGACATAAGGCCAATCCCTGTTTCCCCAGCCAATAGCGCGCCTCCGGTTTTTAGGTTACCAATAACCCTTACCAAAGGCGCGAGTGTCATGCCAGTCTTCGTCACAACATTAGCCTCAGATGCTCTTTTGGTAGCATCGAGAATAGATAACATCCCCTCTATCTCTTTTCCGTTCTTCCCACCAAATACAGTTTTAAACACCTGACCATTTGCTTGTTTTTGCAGCTTGCCAAGCTCGGTCATCATTTTCTGAGGGCTGTCACCTACCTTGTCAGCTATTTTGCTGATATATGCCGCCCTTAGCATGTCTTTACCTTTTTGATCGAGTTTCCCGTACAATCGAGCTATATCTGACCCATATTGTCCATACACAATGGTATTTACAGCCTCGGGAGTTAAATCTCCTTTGTTTAGAACGTTTTTAAGGCGCGTTTGAGTTGCATGTGTTGCCATTTTTGCATAATCAGCTTTTCCCGCTCTCCATGCTGAAGCATCTTTTGGGCTAAGTCCTTTCGCTATAGATTTACTAAGGCTATTGGTTAGCGAGTTGTAGACCCTGTCGACCATTGTTTGCGACATTGATGGCAGAACTGTACGATCGCCTTTTACGTCAATGCGGAACTGAGTTCTCAGCTTATCAAGTAACTCAAAGGCATCATCTCCATTTGTTATCTCCTGAATGGCATTCTTATAATCATTAAGCGCAGAAATGGTCTGGGTGTCAGAAACACCTTTAAGTTTCCCAAGTTCGTTTACTGCTCCGTCGATAGCTCTTATGGCGCCACTTGTATCAACTGGCTTTCCAACCATTCTTCCTGACAGGTTGTTTAGTTTTGACTTGGCTAACGATTTTTCCCTTGCAACGCCTGACTTTAGACTATCAACGACTACAGATGGATCGTAGTCGCCGTATTTTTCGGTGAAGCGATTAACAAGCTTGGTTCTAGCATCCTGCTGTGCGGCTCTCATTGGTCCAGTCCCAGCTATGACTCCTTCTGAGTAACCCTGCAGTTGATTGCCAAGTTTTGTTTTTGGAGGAACTACATCCGATGTCATAACTGGTACATCTGCCGCAGCGGCACGCTTGAGCAATTGCTGATCTGCTGGTGATATTTCGCCACGAACAGCAGTAATTCCACGCCCTATTCCCTTTGCTGCTGCGGAAAGAACCCCCTGAGCGGCAAGGTTAACTCCGGCATTTTTAGTTGCATTTTGTGCGAAATCGCCTTTCTGATTTGCGGCCTCTGCCAGTGATCCAATAGCCATGCTTCCTGCCGTTCCAACTCCTGGAACTAAATACCCGCCAATTGTTTCACCAGCTTGCGCGTAAGGGTCTGTCGGTCGATCGACTGGACGATAAACATCATCCAAAACCTTGGGGCCACCAAGCCCCTGGCTGATTGCATTAATCAGGCTTGCGCCGCCCTGTAATACGTCGAATGGTATGTTTACCAGACCACGACCAGCCTGCTCTGCAATTTGCCCTGCACTTTGACCACCTGTGAGCCAATCACCAGCTTGTTGCATCAATGATGGTTCTTCTTTCTGCTGCTGAGGCGGAGGGTATGCTGCATAAAACTGATCTCTTGCTTCAGCCCATTTGTCACCAGCCTTAGGGGCAACAACCTCATCAAAATATTGCGCTTGAGCCTGTGCTTTCTGTTCTTCAGTTAACGCCTGATACTGTGGAGAGGCGATAACATCTTTCCATGCTTTAGCCATTAATCACCCCATAGTGAAGAAAAGTTACTGCTGGCTGCTGGCTGTGATACCTGTGTAGGTTGAGATTGCTGCCGCTGAGATTTACCAACATTAACGTTATATTGTTGGTTGTAATTGTCGGTATATTGCTGAATGTCGCGCATTGATTGTTGCAGTGCTTCAGGGCTTGAGAAATCAACCTGTGGCATACCTTGAAAATACATCTTTGCTTCTGCAACGGTGTTGATACCGGATGCCCCCATGTCTCTGGCTGCTGCAATGCCCTGATTCTGCATCTTTCCTTGGATTCGCTGTGCAGCGTTGTATAGTTTCCTCTGATCACCACCAGATGCACGGCTACGAATATCTGCACCAAGAGCAGGAGAACCTGAAGAGCCTGTAATGCCAGTCATGAAGCCAAGATCGTCAATTGATGCACCAGAAATTGCATCAAGATCTTTCTTCATTGCGTAATTCTGCGCGCTTGCTGCCGATGTAGCCGGAGCGGCAATAGAGCCAGCAGGAACGCGAACCATATTCCCCTCGTTGTCGATACCTTCGTAGAACGCATTAGCCCCAGCGCCGTGAAGTTTCCCGCCTACCGTTACAGTTCTGCCATCTGATAACTGAACTGTACGCTCATCATTCCCAGCGGTTCCTCTTGTTGACGCTCGCTGCATTGCCAAATCCTGCCCGCGTCGCGCAGTAGAAGCAGATAAGTCCTGACCGCGCATCGTGATGTTCTGGCCTCGTGCTGTTAGCGCCTCTCCAGCCTGATTGCTGCGGATTGTCTCTGCCAGCCTGCCTCGGTCAATCTCACGACCAACCATCTTATCCTGATAATCCAGCATTTTATCCGGGCCAACAGCCCCTAGCGTCATAGTGGTCAGCATGTGTGATAGCTGCTCTGGATTCTGGATACCTGTCTGAATCATCCAGTCAGCATTAGCACCAACGCGATTTAACCTGTCCTTGTTGTCAGTAATGAATTTACTGTAGGCTTCCGGTCCCTGAGAAAGAGCGACGTTAGCCTTCATAGCCAAATCGCCCATATCGTTACGCTGCTGCTCATTAAGACCGGAAAACGCCTGCTGTGCCTGCGCAACAAACGCCGGGTTTTCCTGAGCAAACTTAAACAGGCCAGACGGGTCGCCAGTAGCCCATGCGTTGGCATGAACCTGGTTGAATGCGTTTAGCGCTTTCTGTTGCTGTTCCTGCTTATAAATATCAGCAACGCCAGCCAGACCACGCAGCCCTGTTAAAGCCACATTATTTGCACCTGAACGAGCCAAATCATTGTTTTCGCGAATCAGTCCAAGCGTTGCGTTAATGTCGCTTGCCTTTGGCGCATTCTCATTTTGCGCACCAATGCCAGCCAGAAAACCACCAGAATTAATACCCTGCTGCCACGTAGCCATTGATTACCCCTTAAAACAAAGAACCAAGCAGACCAATACCACCACCGATAGCCGCTCCCCATGGGGTTGACATTGACAAAGCATTGGCTATTCCACCACCTAACAATGCACCGGAGGCAGCACCACCAACAGCAGATTGCATAGCTGATGGCCTGTTGGCATTTGCCGCTGCAAGAGCCGCGCTTTGCTGTGAAATCTGGCTCATATTGTTGGCATATGTCTGTCCGGCGTTTGCCTGCCCCTGAAGCGCACCAAGACCAATATTTGCAAGGTTCTGATAGTTATTCATCTGACCTGACAGCCATTGCTGACCAAGTGTTGGGGCGATTGCTGAAAGCTGGTTACTGGTCGCTGTAGAACCAAGGCCACCTGTTGCTTCTGCCGCTGCCAGATTCTGGTAACGTGCCTGCCCGGCAAGGTCTTTATACTGCTGAGAGTTGTAATAATCGTTAAGCGCCTGCCCCTGACCTTCGAGAGAGGATAAACCTTCAAGACTGCCGATATACTTATCTGCCAGAGGAGTAAACGGCTTCAGGTTGTTCATGATGGTGTTGAACTGCTGGTTTTGCAGGTCTGCGGCATACTTCTGAGCTTCTGCTGCATACTTTGCGCTTTTATCAGAGCTGCCACCTTTCCCGCCTTTTTCAGGATAATAAGGTTCCTCTCCGCGCAGTTTTCTGCCCAGCTTAAATGCATATAACATGGCTATCTCCCGTGATTCAGGAAGTCGATTAGTTCTTCGCGTGTGGCGCTGTAAAACGTCACGTCATCCACGCCTTTGAAGTATTTCTTGATAGTTCCTACACGCTTAAGGCCAATCATTGCGCAGTACATCTGACCGTGGCGAAATTTGCGTGCAGCAAATGATGTAACGCACTGAACGGTGGTGTTGGCGAGAATGTATCGCCAGAACGTCAGCCCGATTTCCTTACTGAATCCTCTAATCTCAGGCAGATACATGGCGTGGCAGTCAAAGGTCAGCGGCTGAATCTCGTTGTAATACACGATGCCACCGAACTGACCATGTACGTTCACTTCGAAATAGCGGCACTCAGGCTTGTAGNAATCCTCTAATCTCAGGCAGATACATGGCGTGGCAGTCAAAGGTCAGCGGCTGAATCTCGTTGTAATACACGATGCCACCGAACTGACCATGTACGTTCACTTCGAAATAGCGGCACTCAGGCTTGTAGTCGTATCCGTCACCGTTGTTGCTCCCGGCTATGATGTCGGGATGGTTGCCGACCATTTCTATCAGGTCGATGTTGCGTGTTGGAGTGAATGTAATCATTAATCAATCAACCCATGTGCACGCAAGGCGTCTTCCAAAGCCTTAGTGCGCCGACGCTCAGCAATTAGAGCATTGGCTATAGCCTGGATTTCAGATTGCGTGTAAGTATCGCTAACGGTGAATGTCAGGTCAGCATTGAATACGCCTTTATTCGCCGTACCTGTTGCCGCGGTCCATCCAGTCTGGCGAGCGCCAACAACTTTTGTACCGTTAACAGAATAACTTCCTGATACGTTAAGGGATGAGGCAAGAGTTTGAGTTCCTGTTCTGCTGAGTGAAACATAATCAACGATTATCTCTGATACCTTACCGTCGATATCCTGAACTTTTATTTTCAGACCATTAACATCATTCTCTATTTCAAGAAGCTTTACTTTTATTCCTGAAATATCCTCTTCTGTTTTTGCAATTCTTTTTTCGTGCTCATCAAGAATTAAATCCTGCTCATCATTTCTGACCTGCGCATCATAAGCACCGCCTCCTGCCTGATTTGCCTTTTCTGCAATGGAGCCAACATCAGTACCCTGATTTATGACATACAGAAGGTAAGACTGACTGAATATGTTGCGAGGGAGAATAGATGCATCAATGCGTGTAGCCTGAACCACGACAGGCTTATTAAGTGACGGGTCTGCCATATTTTACTCCAGACGAATTTGACACCCGGATAGTGTTACTGGTGATTTGGTGATTACCCGCAGTTTGAATCCGATTAATCGACGAATACGACCTACACGCTTCCATAAAACTCTCTTGTCGTACACAAACGGCTCATTCTGCTCAATCATCTGTTCGCGACCGTAATTGATTCCGTCTGTGGTTGCAGACAGGAACAGGCGGTCAGCGTATTGAGCAACACCAGTGGATGATTCAACTTCGAGGTCGAAGCATCTGGCGTTATCTGCCTTGAAGAGGGGCGTAAACAACAGGTGTTCTTGCTGCTTGTCGTACTGACTACTGATGTCGAATTGCAACTGCCCCGTCACCGCTTCTGATTTATCGCCGCACGTTATCTGGTTGCCTTCATACATGAAGTCGACAGCACGATATACATCATCGTAAAGCCCTGTTTTCAGCACACACCATTGCGGTCCGTTCTGACTTGACGATGCGTCGTAAACCAGAACATGACGAGGGAGATGAATAATCAGAAGCTCATGAGAATCGAAGCGCAAAGTCTCCATTACACCAGTCGCCAGTTCTTCAGCTGTGTATGAGCGGATAATCTTCTCAATACTGGCCGTCGCAATTGGTGAAGCTTGCCCTGACCCGATGATGTAGACGGAAGGTGCGCCAGTAGCCGGATGACTGATGAATGCATATGAGTCAGCGAATGGCGTTTTACAGTATGTTCCGGCAATGCCCTTCTGTACCATCAACGATGGCTGTGCGACATACAACGCAGCGCCAGCGGTGGTTGCGCCTGTCAGGGAGAAATACTCTATCGTTGACGAACCAAAGCAGACGATGAAGTCTCTCCATGTTCCGATGCCGATGATGCCGTCAGGCTGCGACTCTGCGCGATATTGTGCGCTGTAGCGGTCAGGATGCGACTCATCTTCGAGGTCAGTGATAAACCATGAATCGGTTCCGTCTTTTGACCATGCGTAACGCCCACGTAAGCGCGTAATGTCACGGACTGAACCTAACTCATACTGCGTGAATCCGCTGTCTGCAGGCCAGTTTGAGACGGTTTTAACCATGCCATCATAGCGATACTCGACCAGTTGACCATTAACGCCTACCGCCTGTGATGTCCGACCATGTGCCATTGATACGCGACCGCTTCCGGCTACATCACCTACTACGGCTTCCCCTTTGTAGAGCTTACTTCCTAAAACGCGATATACAGCGTTCTGAGCGGTATTGTATTCAACGCCACGCGATACACCATTTACATCGTTGCGCTTCGCTATGCCCGGGAATGAGCGTAAATAACCCGATGAGTTGAGGACTTCTTTCGGTGTGGCCAACATGTTGATTGGTAGGTAATCAATGTAGTCGGCATTCTTGAAGTCCTTACCCATTCCCTTCATCATGGGGAGTTGTTGAATCGGCATTCTGCTCTCCGGGGAAATAATGCCATTCGTTCAGATTGGCGAAACTGTTTCCACTGCCAGTTGGCATGCGTGACGGGTAAGGAGCTCTTTTTGCTCTGGCGATGGCGGTCTGCTTATAGAGAAGCTCCTTCCCATATTTAGCGGTTGTGATAATTTTGGCGGTAGCCTCAAGCGCATAATCCGGAGCAATTCTGCAAGCCAGATTGTGGAATACTGCGCTGATTGCGCTTGAGCGAAGACCGTGGTCGTCACCTTCGGCTGGCGGGTTATCATCATCTGAGAATACATACCCGGTAACAATGCCTTTCCCGTCCTGATACCACTCAGCCATCATCGCTTCAAGGTCATCTACGGCATCCTGCATAGACTGTGGCTCAACATCAGTGAGAGTTGCATCTGATGCTACACCAAGCTTACGCAGCGCCGCCCTGACCAGATCGCCTTTAGTCTTTATCTGCATCGCTTTCCGCCTTAGGCTTTGGTCCTGGCTTTTTGCGTTCTTTGGTTGCCGGTTCTTTCGGTCGCAGGCTTAGCAGACGATTCAACACATCATCTGCCGTGTGGCCGTCCCATTCCTTGCCAAACTCAATTTCCGTGCCTTTAGGCAGATGTTCAATTTCACTCTCTGGGAGGTGGTATGTTACCGCGCCTTCTGGGGTGTCGATGCCAGCTAACACCCATCCATCCCATTGCTCGCCGTCATGATGCTGGAAGCTCCACCATGCGCTTTCGCGGAAGGCATTCATTAGCGTTGAAAACAGGCGCACTCGATGTGCATATAGTTCGTTAAAGGTGTGGTATCCATCAGACACTTCACCCATGTCTTTCTTGACCACGCCTGACTCGCCGATTGGTTCGTCATTGGTCTCCGGCACTAGATTTGGATGCTTAACCCAACCATCGGCAAGGTGATCTTCTACGTCGCCGTCATCGACAACTTTAACCTGAACTTCCTTGCCCCATACCTTCGTTCCACGACCCTGCTTATATAGCATTACACCCATGTGTCACCTCAAATAAAAAAGGGGCCGAAGCCCCTGTTAGTTACGCAGTCTGACCAGGCAGGCCAACACCGATTGCTTCCGGTCGTGTCGCGTTTACGCCGTACCACAGCGCAATACGGCACAGGCCGGACAGGGTGGAAATATCCCCCTGCGTAGCGAAGATACCGTTCAGGCCGACATCCGGGATGCTGAATGAGGTAGTTTTCATACCTGCAAAAAGCTCATGGTTGGCCGGAATCGGCTGAGACACAATACGGATGGCGTCATCAGCCCAGAACACGTTGGTACGGGCATCCTTAACGTTCAGGATGTTCACCGCCATTGCATCAGCCAGTGAGGTGTTAACGTTGGCGTAGGCGCGTTGCTCAGGAGACAGAGAAACATCATCCAACGCAACTGGCTTCGGCGTGATTTCAACGTGAGTAGCGTCAACAACACGGACTACGGAGAAAGTAGCGTCCTGCGCCAGTACGTTCTTAGCCATCTGACCAAGGAACTTCACGCCAGTAAACGAAATTTTGTCGCCGCGTTTCAGGCCGGTAGTTGCAGACAGGGTGACGGTAGCAAAACGGTTATCAACGTTAACTTTGTTGCCATCGTTATCCAGTTGCCATGCGACAGGCTTGAAGGACTGCGCACCGGATACAGTGATGCCAGTTGCAGTAGATTTGGTCAGCACAGGAAGTTTCGGAGAGCGCAGGACATCATCGAAGCCAGCAACCTGACGCTGGATAGTGCCATCGCGGTACGCTTCTTCAGGAATGCGCCCAAAGATATCGCGCTTAGTCAGGTCATAACCCGCCTTTTTGTAGTCCTGCGGGTTGAAGAAGTACGATGTCCCCATGTCGCGGTTAAGTTCGCGGGAGAACATCAGTTCTTCTGCATCGGCCACAAAGTTCCATGCGTCTGCGGTATTAGTGCCGATAGCATCCGGCGAAGTGATAACCAATGACCCCATCTCGGCGGCCATGTTTGCGACTTTCAACTCAACGTTGTTAGCCAGTTTGCGAGCTGCTGACTGGATGCGGTGACGATACGCAGTCTCGTCTCGCAAGTCATCTGCGCGTAACTGGAAGAAGTCGTTATCCGGCTCTCCCATGTTTACCGCGACGTTAAGCTCCAGTAACCCTGTCGCTTTATCAGTTAAATCCCAACCCTCCTGAGTGGGGGACTCCTGCTCTACAGGCATCCAGATGGTATTGCTGGAGCGCTGCATAGGAGCAGGTGGCGGGGTATATTTCTTGGCTTTCTGCGCCATTGGAGTGATTGCGGAGATGGTTTCAATAATCTCATCCACCGCCAGTGTAACAATTTGACCTTCGTTCAAAGCCATTATCGGATTCCTTTAAGTTTTGCCTTTAGCTTGCGGTAGGTTTCCACATCGCCCTTGCTCGCAGCTGCATCCATCTGTTTACGAATGGCATCTTTATTTGCTGCGCTGACATCACCGGTAATCGGCTGGTCAGCAGGGGGGGCGGAAGAGATTTGTTTACCGCGAGGCTTGAGAGTTAAGCGTTCGGATAGTCGAGTGAGTTCAATCAGCGCGGACTGCCCATCCATCGCCAGTAACTGGCGGGCTTTCTCCGGGTTTGCACCCAGGTGATACATGAGCGCGGCGGACTTCTCCGGGAACAGGCGCATAATGTCGGCTCCAACCGCAGGCGGAACCAGTTGCATAAATGCGTCTTCTTTCTCCTGATAGTCAGGGATATTGAGCTTTTCCGCCGCGTCATAGTGTTTGCGGGCAGCTTCGACGTATTGCGCTGATTGCTGGGTAAACTCCTGAGTCTTGCGGCCCTGTTCTGCTACGGCATTGCTGCGGGCGTCCTGCGCTTTCATTAGCCATTCGGTATTAGCAGCATTGAAAGCGGCAAGCGCACGGCTGTTGTCGTAGTCATATTTAGCCAGGCCTTCTTCTGACAGATAGGCATTAATATCCGGCTGAGGTGGAAGGTCAGGGTTTACCCGTAAACTCTCCGGCAATTCTCCGCGTTTAACTGCCTCCATCTGCTGCTCAAGCTCGCGCTGTCGTTTGCGCTCGATGCGGCGGCGGGCGAATTCTGCGTTCTTTGCCGGGTCTTGTTTTGGTGCTGTCTCATCGTCCTTCAGGACAATCTCAAAGCCCTCTTCCTGACCTGCATTGTCGTTGGCATTATCGACAACTAAGCTATCAGCAGATGCCGCTGCATAATCGCCGGACAGGGTTAAGTCTTCAGTTGCCTGAATTTCGGTGGTTGGTTTCATGATTAACTCTCTCTTATTGAGGTGTCTCGGCTACACTGCCGGAAGGTTGATTTTGTCTCTGCGATCGCAGGATATTGGCAATGTCCATTCGCTGCTTGTGCGTCTGTTCATTGCCTTTAAGGAGTAACTCAGCATTTGCGCGAGCGTCTTCGCTGCGGTCCTGCTGGAATGAAGCAACGGTTTTGAGGAACTCTCTAAACTCGGACTGTTTATTGAGATCCATATTGTTGAATATTTCTGCGATTTTCGCAGCGTTAAGTTGGTTTTGAGCTTCGACTTTAGCCGCGTCGATTTGAAGAGATAGCGTCTGATTCTGCGCTTTAGCCAGTTCAGCCTGACCTTGCAACAGCACACCCTGCGCCTGAACCATTGCCGGGTCTTGCTGTCCTTGTTTGGCCTGCTGCGCTTCGACAAACCATTGCTGCTCTTCAGGTGTTTCCGGCTTCTTAACGCCCATCTGAATAAGCTGCTTATTGGCATAGTCACGCATCATCTCGACACCTTTACCATCAAGCAGGGTGAAGTACTGAAGCAACAGCAGTTGATATTCTGGCGTTCCCTGTGGCGTCTTGCCGAGCAACTCAAGAATTTCTGCGCGGTTTTGCTGCTTCATGGACTGGAATGATGGTCCAACATCCGTGTAGCACTCATAGCGCCCCCTGATATCGTTCAGTACCTGCCGCTCACCAGTGGCAAGGTCAACAACCTCAGCCATTAGCTGAACCTCTTTTTCACTGCCATCCTCAAGGGTGATTGTCACGCTGCGAGGAACATCGTAGATGTCGTTAACTATCGACTGGTAAATCTCACCGTCACGGCGCATAGCGGTAGCCAGATTATCCTGAAACACGTATGTCTCAAGGTCAGCCCGCATATTGAGTTGGTTTACGGTATCGAATGCAACCTGATTACCATTAACCGACCCAGCATCTACACCAAGAGTGGCAACCTCTTTTACTGCGCTGGTTGCAGCTTCCAGCATATAGGCATTGGCCTGTGGAACTTCCGGATTTTCATAGTATGCCAGCGGCTGAGTTGGCATTTCTCCGTTGTTCTCATCCGTGCGATTGAGCAGGTAATACGGGTAATCGTCGTTACCGTCATACATATGCTCAAAGCCTGCAATCTGTTCAGGCCAGAAGAACGGCTTCTTCTTCGGAGTACGGGCCACGATGTCGGCGTTGAACGACATAATCATGTTGCGCAGACGCTGACCGTCTTTTGTCAGGCGGACGACACCCTCATACACTTCTTTATCTTCAACGAAGCCCCACTCGCCGAATACCGGAACAATGGGGATATGTTCGCCAGCAATGAGCTGCTTGTCTTTGAGTACAGCGGTGCAGGTGATAATCGATTTGTATACCCGGCGACGCTTAATCTGGCGCTCTGCAATTTTGATAAATCCACTATCAGCCAGGTCGTCGATGACGTCTTTAATATCGCGCTTAAAGTAGCTTACCGGCTCACCCGTAACCGGGTCTTGGTAGATAAACGCCGTCTCTTTCTTCTCGACCACTTCGTAAAACTCAGCGATCTGAATTGTGTCCTGCGTCAGCCATGGAAATACCCAATCGTTGGGGTTCTGGAATGATGGAATATCATCAGCATCAAGGTCGTATTTTTCTGCGAAATCCTCCCAACCATTCTGGCTCATTGAGTGGATAACTGTGCAGTGACGGGCGTCAGACTTGTCCATCAGTTTGCTGTTGCTGTCCCAGATAACATGGGAGCAGGCACTATGGATAGGCTCTCGACGGATAACCTGATTGTTGCTCGTCGGACTTTGATCTTCGTAGTCAGTGACCAGACGCCACGCACCTACGCCAGATTCAATCTGCTCACGAACAGCGACGTTGACCGCGATTTTTGCCGTATTGTGTCGCATGTCTGTGCGATACATTCCCATTAGCACATCAGCAGCGTCAGGACTTGCTCCATCCTTTGGGCGATACAGAACATCAACAGGGTTCTGACGCATCTCAGAAACGAGTTTGCGCACCACTGGTCGTACCACATCGAACTGCCCGCGATATTGCAGGGTTGTGTATTGTGATAGCCAGTCATCCCATTGGCTGATCCGACTAAAGAACAGATCGTTCTTAGCCTCTCGTCTGGCTTCATCACTGGCTGTCCAGTCCGCATCAAAGCGCGACAGGATGCTCTCCAGCCTGTTTTCATTGTCGGCCATTATCGTCCTCTGCGTACTGGTCTAATCGGTGCGGGGATTTTCTTTTCTTTCGGCTTTCTGATATCGCGCATCATCCTGGCGAAGCGGCGCATCATGTAGCCGTAGCGAGTAGCATCGAGCACATCATCGTTGGTCTTGACAATCTTGCCGTTCTCATCGCGATGATATAGGCGGAACTCTTCAAAAAATGGTTCGCATGTGTTGAATACTTTGAATCTTCCTTCAAGCATCAGGTCACGAAGTTCACTAATGCCTGACTCTACTGAGTTACCGCCATCCGGGAACGTTGCGTGTTCGGGAAGCATAGAGAACCCGGCGTCCGCATATTGGGTTTTAAGTTGCTCACCACCGCCCTTTTCGTGTTGGTGACCGTCATGAGGCCACGCGACAGGTATTTTGTTAGCCCACGACTTAACAGCACCCCATGCCTGAACTGCGGTGTTCTCTGATTTCTTCCACACACGCGCCAGATAGAAAACATCTGCGTCTTTGTCCCACCAAAGCTGAATGTGAGCTTGCGGGTGGTTCCAGCCGAAGTCCTGAGCGTCGATAACATAGAAGTGATCGGGACACTCAAACGGCTGGCACTTAATCGTCTCTTCCGGTATCTGGAATATTCGACCGCTACCCATCGTAGGAATACCGCGAGCACGCGCCTCTCTCTCATGCTCAGGATAGGATGCGATGATTTGCTCTTTCTGCTCGTCGGTGTAGTGCTCAGCGTCATAGATGGTCATGTTGACCACTTTCTGCGACTTGCTGGGATTCTTCAGGAACTTGGTAACAACGTCAGACATCCCCATCAGCGGGGTAAACGTCAGAATTGAGAATTGCCCGTATTTGTTTGTACGGGTAAGACCTTCGCCATAAATGCTGTATGGTGGCTCTTCGTCAAACCACAC